CAGCTATAAACATTGAGTGGCTGAGTGTTTTACGGTAGTGTGGTTACTCCTAACACACACAGTCAACCTGACACACATGCTGCATGAGCGGTCCTTTACCCATCTCATGAACACGTAACGTCTGGATCTCTACTACAAGCGCACATATGTCTCGTTCGCTGAAACCATAATGTGTACTATAGTAGGTTGTGACGTCATCTGGGGTTGTGGTACCCCTAGTTGGCGCGGTATAACTATACCGATTTACAGAATCGTATGTTCGGACGATCTTTCCGCTCCCTAGCTGCCGGGAGATTGTGTCATAGAGGGCGAAGAGGGTCGGGTCGATCGCTGAATAGTGCTTCACGACTTCCATTACCCCACGCCCCCATGACAACTGGTTTTCAGGTGTCCGGTCGACCCGATCCCACCCAAGCTTACCCAGAAACTTACCAATCTTCGGTACCAGAATGAACGAACCATTCGAAGGGAAGAAACGGGAAGAGCAGAACTCAGTGGTGAGCGGATCGTGGCGAACGACTACCTCACACTCCATACCCAATTCAGAATACATGGCTTCGATGCCGGTCGACCCACCTAGTCGCGCTAGCTCGGCTGTGGTGGTCACTGTCACACTATCGTCTCCACAAATCAAAGAGACCCACGTGCGTCCTGCTTGGTGAACGTGGTACTTCATGGCTGCGTTGACGATGCTGTCACCCACTGACGTGTCGGGCCACCCAGACTGCATGGTGTATGGCACGGAGTATCGTGTGCCGAGTGATGTCTTCCCCTTTGAGCATGGGCTCCGCATAAGGTGTTTCACAACATGCGGCGGTAATGTTTTTGCGTAGTAGAGCTCAAGTAGGGCAAAGGCCCCCCGGGTCATGTGTTCGTCGTAGCGGGATTCATCATCCTCGACCACAACCAAATATTCCCCTGGGGCACACATTGCCTCTATAGACTCGAGTGCTAGCGAATACGCTTCACCGATCTGATTTGCATTAAGACCGCTTGTATACACTATCTGCCGTCCAGCACGTATATCCCCTACCCAGTTGTGTTTGCTGGGCCGTACAGAGGACCGGAAATGTTTAGCCAATTTCCGTATATACGGGCTGCAGGCCATGGTCAATTCAGCGGGGCCGCCTTGTATCATGCGTGGGTCCTTGTGTTTGGTGATGTGGTGGGAGCTCCGCATTGTCAGCTCTTGCTTGATGAAACTCTTAGCAATGGTCTGTTGCTTCATTTCATATCCATCAAGCTCCATTGCTCGAAAATCACGTTGTTTGTGTGGAGGGAACGTCGACACCCATTCTTCAAAAGGCACTGGGGTGACGACTGGCTCCATATTACTCAACAACCGCGGCAATTGGTCGACACACAATTTGGCCCAGGCATACAGCACTTTGTCTGGCTGGAGATGCTGTGGCAGCAACTTGCCAACACGGCCCTCTAAAGAGAGAATCTCGTTGTGCACACAATTCCTATACACGTCCGCGTAGAATCCGTCGACGCCCCACAGTGATCTTGCCCCGAATTTCTCATCGCAGGGTTCATCCTTGGCGATGGCGGTACAGTTCCGCTTCTCAACGTAGTCGGGTTGAGTAGGCACACGATCATGCCGCTGTTCCTGTGTGCACACAGCACCAACAACATTAAGCTGGAGATCATATCCTGAGAGGAATGTGACAGAATTGAGTGCTGCGTGTGCCAACACGGCGTTTGATTGCGGTAGGAGCAATAGTAGGGAGTGGGACACGAAAGAGTACAGCAGGCGGGTTGCAAACCGACGCCACAACCACCGTCTGCGCCTCCGCTCGGCCAGCACAGACTCAACCAATGAAACCAACGCAACAATTCCTACTGCGAATTTAGTAAGGCTGAGCCGGAAGTTCGCATCGGACACTTCACGAGTCACAACCCGCCTTCTCAACCACCCATTCTCGACCCTTGGTAGGTCACAAGCCCGTGGTAAATAATTCGAAAGGCGCTCAGCCGTGACGGTGGTCTCCACCTCGAATTGTTCCTTCGGTAGAGGGTAGGGGATGCGGAGTTGCCAGCTCTCAAGGGCACTCAGGTTCCCGCTTAGGATGGGCGACACAGTTAACCGGATGTCGTCAGCTATGGGGCTGGTCACCCGCACCTGCTGAACCCCGTCGGGACAATAGTCGTACGCGTGGTAGCGCTGTGGTAGTGAAGTTGAATATAACCGAAATAGGCAGTGCTTAATTGACTCCTCAACAGCTGCGTAGGAGAATACCCTCAGCAGGCCGCACGTCGGGTACAGAAACTTGCGCGCCCAATGGCTTGCTCGTCGTGAACAGATCGGTGATTTTTCGAGGTCGCTCAGACGCTGCATTGGGGTGTCCCCCTCGAGGTCGGCTTCAGTGGTGAACATCGGTGACCCATGGTACACCCGTTCTCGCAAGAGCTCCCTGGACGAGTGGTCAGCCTGAGGTGTCCCAGCTACGGAGTCGAACAAAACATCCACAATGGACTCAGAGTATGGGCTCATACGCCGATCGAGTGCTCCGCTAATGCGTTCGTCAAGAGCCTGCCTCTCGGCCGTCTTGACAATTTTCGCAACCCTTGGTCCCAGCGCATAACCCAGTGTCGCAGCCACAGAATGCCTCAGCCTGTTCGAAAGCTTTGCAACATATGCAGTGCGGTCAGCTTTGCTATCCAAATCCTTGTTGTTCAACAGAGTTGAGGCAATGGCCTCCGACTCCCGTAGGACAGCCGCGACTTCAGGAGTATCATCCTCAAGTGGCTCAAGCACAATAGGCACGAATGGCGCACGGAATGGTGGTTTTCCCGAAAATAGCCGCGAAAGTACTCCTGTAAAGCTTATGAAAGCCGGTGGCGGTATGTATACGGGGCTCGCTGCAAACCGTACAGATTTTGTAGTGGGTTGTGTGGTTTGGGCGGCCTGCGCAGGACGTTGTGGCTGTTGAGGCGTCAATGGTGGTAAAATAGGCGTCTGTTGGGTCGTGGAAGCCGCCGCAGCTGCCATAGATGCCAATAACGCAGCCTGCGTTGGAGCGGTTGGCAGCTTGGCCGTAGTAGGCGCAGTTGATTCTTTGGGCGGTCCAGTCACAGTCGGCTCCTTAGTGTCCTTGTCGTGCTTTGAGTCGAGGCCTGAGGTGGCATCGATCCTAAGCGCCTCGCATTGCGGACAAACATCGCCAAACCCCTTGACACCACACAAGTAGCAACATTGCGCTGCCGTTGTCTGCGCTTTCCCACGCGCTCGACATGGCCGGCACGGGTCTCCGTTGCCGACGACCCCACACAGGGTGCAACAAGATCTCCGCCGCTTCTCGCATAAGTCGCAAGGGTTGCCCCGATCCTGAGTCCCACACAGTGTGCACTGTTGCCGATGGTACGGTTGCGCATCGCCGTCAATGTCGTCGTAGTTAGATGTACTCTTTTCATCGGGTGAGTCTGCTGGCAATACTGTTGCTGCCGAACTACGCATTTCGCGCACTGGTTTCCCTCCGGCATCAGCCACATTGCTGCACTTCTCATCCTTCGCTACATCCCCCCAACGCTGTGGCACTGCCACATTGACACCTTTAAGCCGGTCGGCGGCGTCTCGAACCCTCGCGGCATGGTACCCCTCGGAACAAATCTTCTCAAGCCCAGTGTGATAGTGTAGAGCCGTCATGCACAGCAGTGGAAATTCGTGTTTACATATTTCAAGTGACAATGTGCGTTGCTTCTTCTCTTCGGGCTTCGGCATGTTTTTCTTGTCATCCGGTCTTTTCTTATGTAGGTGTAAGTCCTTACGGCACATCAACCCCAAGTCACACTCAAAGACTTCTGGCTTGTTAGGGGTCACAAAAATGGCCGCCAGATCGTCGGTGCCGGTCTGCTCCCCATTGGCCCCGTTGATCTGCGATAAAACAGGTGGGTTCTGCCGCTCATAGTCTGCTAGACTCATGTAGCGCCCAGTTTCAGCGACCGAGTTGGTATAGCGAATCGTGCGAGCGTTCCAACCACCTGCCGCTTCGATCTGCTTGGCCACCTGTTTCCCAAAAGGTTCTGACCGTCCAAACCAGCAATATGTGTTAGGTGTCCCCGTCACCGGGAAGACAGACATGGCGGGCCAGGCCCACCCCAACTTAGCCTTGGCATTTAAAGCTGCTCGAGCTGAATCGCCTGACATCACAAATCCGGGTGGATTCACTTGCGCAAGGTCATCCGTTGCGGTGTACTCGCCCTGTGGTCCGTTTATCTGACGTCGACGAATTTCGCGCCCGCTGGCTCCTTTTCGGATCTCAGATAGCGGCCCGCTGCATTTCTCCTCAACGACAACGGGCAGCTTAACCCATGCCGGCTGATTGGCTTCGTCGGCGGGCAGATGCAGTGCCATCCGTTGTGCATCCCATGGCGAGTAAGTTGCGCGCTTCTTTGGCTTAGGTCCGAGAAGAGAGATGGACGTAATTGCTGGCGTGGACCCATTAAAAATGTTAGGGTTTAGTTGTGTAATCAGTAAGTCGCCAACTGCGTCGTCGGCGAAAATCGAATCCACGACTGAGATGCTAGGTGGGATCAGCTCGGTCCCACCACCTATGTACCTAAAGGTTCCGACCAGAATGGTTGACGCGACCCCATTCGGGCTCGGTCCATACCCTGGCGCCTGCACATTGAATGAACCGTCCGAAGCATACCCCACCCGTCCCCACAAATTAAAGACCTCAAAACCACCGCCAATCTGGAAGCACTGACCAAGATCCGGAAAAGGGGACCAGCTGGACTGTCCGCCCCCAAACCCTGTGTTCACAGGTGAGGTATTGTTTGTGGCTGGTGCAGTCACTAAGACGAGGAACACTGAGCCAACTTGCGTGGTGAGAGGAAATTTGATTTGGTGCCACTTACTGTCGTCGTTGATCTCAACACCAACTGAGTTGAACAACGGTTGTGATGCATCAACAGTATCGTCTATGGGCTTGAGTGGATACCCTCCCCCACCAAAAGACGTCTCCAGATTGTACAGTGCTGTACTGATCAATGTGGGACCCTGTAGAGCGCGAGGCTGCAGCAATTCGATGTCGAACTCAATCCAAATTTCAGCAGCTCCAGCATAGGTTGTATTAGCTCCCTCAGTGGCTATCAGCAGTGTCCCGAGCTTGTACAGAGAAAAATCAGGTGGGCTCATACCAGCAGTCAAAATCCGGAGTGGCAAAGACTGTGTAAGAGCAGTCGCACATTCAATTGCCACTATCAAGTTCTCTGACGGCTTGATCGAACCGGCCCCGTCCGTGTTGAGGACCCCCTGCATGTTGACGGGCAGTGGCGCATAGACGTCGTAAACCGCCACAACACCCACCGTTCCCATGCTGGGATTCCCCTCAGCCACAGCGTTCGCTGACGTGCTTTTGATCGTTATGACCATTCCCAGTGGCTTCCACTTCTGGTAATTTGCCGCGACGGCGTGCAACCATGGAAAAGTGGTGGGGTCAGTCACATCCAAGGAGTAAGTGATAAGGTTGAAGCCGGTTGTCATCGTCAGATTGCCGATATACTCACTGTGTTTGAACCGTGAGTTGCCAGGTCCGAAGCTGACCGGAGATGTCGAGGTATGGCTAGTCGGCCCTAGATCAAGGAGCGAATTCTCAGCTATAGCCCCGTCCAAATGCGGGCCCATTACGGTGTAATCTCCGCTGCCCATGATCTTGTTCATCAGGTAGTCAGACGCCTTGCCAGCCATCTTGCCGGCCATTTCGCCAAACTGGCCTCCAAGATCACCTCCATAGTACTGCCCGGCCATATGGCCACCCATAGCGCCAACCATCTCACTGAAGCCTGCCTCGCTCTCAGGGCCATTACGCACCTTCTCTTCCTTTAAGGCTTGTGCTGCTCGCCCATTCGGCTTCCGATGAGCCTCTTGAACAAACGCAGCTACCTTCTTGCGGATGGCCGGTGCTTCCCTATTATAAGATGGCTGGATGCCCTTCTTAATAGCGGACTTAACTGCTTTGCGAGTTGACTTCTTCTTAGTGGAAGGCTTCCTTCTAGGGGTCGACCCTCTCCTCTGCTTGCCGCCACGTCCCTTGCCGCCCCCAACCCCTCCGCAAGCCAGTGCGCATGCTTCGCACTCCCATAGATGTTCTATCAGAGGGATTGCGGGTGGCAGAATTAATCCGGTCTGCACATAGTCCCTTGAGAACCGTGTCGGGATGGTAAATCCCGCGACCGAATTTGCTGCCGGCTTGTACACCAACTTTTCACACACCGGCCAATCGTGTTCGTCGATTGTAAGAAGTGTATCTGGTGGGTTGTCGTCAAACCACGTATTTTGAGCCCCGTCGGGCTCTCGATTCAAACCAATCGAGTGGTCATCACAAAAGTTGTGGACCCCAGAAGGGGAATTTGCTGGAGTAAAGCTCCCAGCTAAGCCTTGTTGTCCCTCCGCAAGACAACTGCAACTTTTTTGCACAGCTCCGTAGATGTGCAGGTCAGACCTCGGATTATCCAACCTTGTTTCCGCATAGGCCGTAAGTTGTTCACGGTCATTTACACTATGCGTACCCAACCGGGGCTCCCCCCCGAGTGCAGTGGGAGACGAACTTTAGGGTGACTAGCCCTTGCGCACTAGTGTCAACACCTGTCGCCACCCAAATCTGAACTTCCCAATTCAGCCTTGTAGGCAGCATAAAGGAGAATAAACAATCCCCGACAGACTCTTCTAGATTGCATGCGTTAAAATGCGGCGGCGGCGGAGCGCAGCTCCCCACAATTCGAGTCTACATCTCTGTTATCCATGGCGCACCGAACTTTCGTATTAACTACTAGTCTGGTGTTTCACCCCGCCGTTGGGCGGACACAGATTGTTTGCTGGTCGTGGGTTTTACCCCAGTCGGCCAACGTTACTCTTACTGCAGATTGCTAGACGCCCAAAACAGTGCCCACTAGATGGATTTGAGTTGTCGTCTGGACAAATTGAATTGGCCAGTCCACCGAAACTCATTGCTCTGGACCGTAGTCACTTTGCTACACCTTGCACTAAGTAGACTAATACGCATTGAAGCGTTTTGCTAAGTGAACGAAAGTGTACCTCTCTAGTAGTGAGAAAAGCTGGAATTATTCCATTAAGCAGCCTGACATTCAGGTCTGCGCTTCGAAGCAAACTGGTAAACCAGTCCAGAAAGCCGCTCTAACTTGCGGCTTCCGAAAACGTTGTACAACGGAAAACCCCCTGTCG